AATACGGATTGGCAAAATCAATCAAGGGCTTATTCCCAGACACCGTCAGCCTTAGCAGATCGACGGGATACAATCTAGGCAAGCCGGAAATCCGTCAACGGGTGGTCGAAATGAGCCTAGGGTTTGATGTCATGCTCTTGGTAAGCGCGCTAGGAGACTTTAACCAAACACAGCTTCTCAGGGATACGGTCCTTAAATGGCAAGAAATGAACCACGGCGGATATATCATTGCCGTCGGGTCAAGCGCCGACACGCCCGTTAAAGGAACCACCTGGGTCTATCCAGTCGAAAAAAGGGCCTTGCGTTCGTATTGCCGGCAGCTAAGCCAGATGGTGGCCAGCGACTCTCCGCCAAAATGGAAGATAACCTATCTTAGTCCTGGAAACTTGCACACTCCGAAACAGGATGAAAAACTCCCGTCGGTACCAAAGCTAGATTGCGATTACGTGGCAAAAATAATCGCGTGGTTGATAGACCAACCACGCGATATAAACATAAGCGAGCTATGCTTGGATCGGATACAGCTTACTTGTATCTAACCACGGGAATGGGCTGCTTTGGCTTGGCCGGAAAGACAAAGTCGTTTCTAAGGTGATGCAGCCTTCTATTCCTCTTTGGATCCTTAAAGCCGATTCCCATTAACAATAGAGGATGGGTCTCCATGCCGAGGATCTTTGCAATGTTGTCGTGGTTCATGCAGGTGCAGCAACCGGTTGAATAGCCGAGCAGAGACGCGGTCATGTTCAAGTATCCTGCTGCAACACCAACAGCAACGTTGCGATCAAATGCCATGACCTTCGCTTTCTTACCATCATGATCGGTGTTGTTTGCTACGGCAAATGTTTCCGAGTTCCTGTTCTGATCTCCCCAAATGCTAAGATCCGTGTAGTCTTCGAGAACGATTAGCAAGTTTGCAAGTGTTTGCGTATTGGTCGTGTACTTAATAACGGATTGATTTGACCCTGTAGCAGTATGTGGCCGTGGACCTGATGCGGTTTCTCTGTAGGTAAAACCGTTGGTTTCGGCATGGATCTTTTCAATGAGCTCTCGGTTGGTTATCATGTGCACCTTGTAATGTGCGACATTTTGCTTGCTCGGACACTGGGTCGCGGCAAATTCTAGCAAGGCTAGATCCTGTTCTGGAATTTCTCTGGTCAGATCCCAGTTTCGCTGGCAGTGTTGGCTCTTTATGATGGCCTTCTTAAGGGTGCTCTTGTCTGAGACTAGATTTGATAGCTCCATTATGAATCTCCTTCAAACGTATTTAGTAAACCTTGAAAATACCAACACACTTCGGTAAAATTCTGCTTCCTTCGCTGATCCAAATAGCGCGTATATCGCGCAAATTGGGGCAGTAGAGAGCTTGCATCGGTGCTATTCATGTATCCGAGCAAGTATGTCGATAACTCTCTGTCAACATCTCGTTTATACACGTAGTTTCCAAATTTTTCATTGATGATCGATTTGTATCTATCCGGTAGAACCGTGATGCTTAACCACGCTGGGTAGGTAAGATGGGTCGGATTGGCTTTTATTCCGATGTTGTGTAACCATTCTATGGTCTCTGGTAAGTGGTATATGTTGTAAATCGAAACGGTGGGTCTGCATGACACCACCATGGGAAGCCTTTTTGCTAGATCTAGGTATCCTTTTGCGTTTTCTAGCATTCTATCATGTTGGGTAAGATGCCGTTGGTACTCGTTTTCGGCGGCTATGATGCTATCAATGCTTAGGGCTAACTCTATCCTCTTGAAGTTCTTCCAGATGCCAACTTGCTTGTCCTTCGGCCAAATCGTGCAATTCGTGCTGTAGTTCAAGGTGATGTTCGGTGCGTATCCATTAGATACCGCCTGTTCTAGCAGCTCCCAGTGTTCTTTTATGAGCAGTGGTTCCCCGCCGGTAAACTTTATGTATTTCAGATCGGGCAGCAACTCATATGCCGCGTCTATGTTTGATCGTGTATATCTAGAAGACACGTTAGCCTTGCCAAAGTACTCGATTTCGTCCTGATAAAGCTTCTGGCTATACCTGCTGCTACAAATTCGGCACATGAGGTTACAGTCGTTTGAGATGGCTAGCTCGAGATAGTTTATGGCCGGATTGGACGGATCAATCACGTTCGTGGCCGGGTTTTCGTTTATCCGCTGTCTTAGGCTCTTCTTGTTGTTGTCCTGCTCCTCATAGCACCGCCGACATCCCTTGATTTCGATACCGCTTTGTGACATCTCCCTGAGATTTTGCATGTAGTCGCTGTAAAAGATCTCCTTGATCTTCAGATCCCCTACATTGAAATTAACACCGGGTTCTTCCACAAATCGGCAGCATGGCTTGACCCGACCGGTTGTATCGATCATTTGATGGTTCCAAAAGGAAGCACAGTATGTATTTTTCGCCATAAATATCGTCCATGGAAGCTGTAGCTAGTTATTTCAAGTTTAACCCCACTGGTGCATTTTCTGTAGATTGGTATATCGGTAAGCGATGCAACTTTGATTGCAGCTATTGCGTTGAATACCTACACGACTACACCAGCCCCCACGTGCCATATGAAAACATGATCAAGCTGGTCGATCTGATACACGGCAGGCACAAGGATAACGTCCTTTGGAGCCTGACCGGTGGGGAACCAACCATACACCCACGTTTTTTGGATCTCTGCAAGTATATCAAGGACAAGGGATCACGATATACCAGTGTTACCACGAACGGGTCAAGGACGCTTGAATATCACAGGGAGCTTTTCAAATACGTCGACGGGATTACCATGAGCTTTCACTTCGAATTCATGGCTAACAGGATAGAAGAATACATTGATAAATGCATTAAGCTCGAGGATTGGCGAAACGAATTGAACGCAAGCCTCAGACCAGAAGAGCCAAAGAAAACCCTTATCTTGCGTTTCATGATAGAAACCGGCGAGCTCGAAAATGTGCGCAAGATGGAGTTGGCATTCAGGAATCACGGGATTACGAACATTGAACACAGGTACATACGCCCGCCTGGCCAAAACAAGGGCAAGGGCATGCAGCCCGAACAAAAGTTCAAATTCAAGGACGATTCCGACCCGAATCAAATAACAGATGTCGTCAAGGTGACTAACATAGAGTCAAATGAATCAAAGTTCTACAAGCCAGAAGAGCTTGACGAGATCAAGAAGTTGTATGACAAAACCGTGGAGCCGGATAAGAAGAAACTTAGATTTTGGTTTTCTGAAGAGAATGGTACGTACACCAGCCAGGATTTCCATTACAACGAGCTGAACTTCCATAAACAAAACAACTACGAGGGCTGGCTGTGCTGGGCTGGTGTGAAGCATCTCAAGATATCCCCGAACGGTGACATTTACATCGGTAGCTGCCACGTTGGAGGCAAAAGGGGTAATATCTTTGACAGGGATAGCATAGATCTTCCAGTCGAGCCGATCAGATGCAGCAAGTGGCGATGCACGGACAACACCGATCTTAAGGTGCCCAAGATAAAAGATTGGGACCACTATCATTTGGTTAGATCGATGATCGAATGGAAACCGTCGTAGCCGGACACCATTTTGACTCGCAGGGTACATCAAAGTAGACTGCAAATGTAACACGGTTGATACAACGATGATCTCCTACGATGATTTAAGCGAAAGCTCATACGACTTCAGCAAGATACCGTTCGATAGGATAGTCAAGGTCGGACAGCGAAGCCTTCTCTACAGGGACCTTTTTACGGTAAGCTGGCTCCTTGGTAGATATTGCAACTACAGATGCTCTTACTGCTGGCCGTACGCCAGGAGCAACACAAAGGATCATCGCCCAACCGAGGTCTGCATCAGGACCATAGACGAAATAAAGAGACAGGCACGGGACAACGGTTTCAACAGCTTTCATTTCAGCCTAAGCGGCGGTGAGCCGACCTTCCACCCTGGGTATCTCGAGATACTGGGGCATCTCGCGTCTGACATAAGCAATACCAACTATACCAGCGTCCACATGACCAGCAACTGCTCACGACCAATCGAGTGGTTTGAAAAGTATTGTACTACCGTAAAGGACTTCCATCGAGCAAGCATAACGGCTAGCTTCCATGCTGAGCATCTTAACACCGATGCAAAGGTAGAGGGCTTTGCGGATAAACTGATATATTGTCAGCACAATGATGTGCAGATCACCATCAACATGGTCATGGTTCCTAACAGATTCGAACAGGACTGGAAAATGGCCATGTATTTCCATGAAAAAGGTATTAACGTAACTCTGAAGCCACAGAGCGACCCGACTGCGTCTCGAGTGGTAGACGGATACACGCGCGAACAGCTACAGCGCTTGCATACCGGCATGCCCCAACGAGCATATACGGAGATCAAGAAAAAGATCCAGCGCCCGTCTCCTACATTCAACCTACCACCAAACACCCAAGTTCCGGACAGCGGATCAGTGCCACAGAGCTTCCAGGTTGAAATGACCGATGACGCCGGAAACAAATGGTTCATGGATCAAGCAGAAAGGTTCAACGCCTTTAATTTCAATAACTTCCGGGGTTGGATGTGCGAAAGCGGATTCAGGGGTATCATAATCAGGGAGCCCGACGGCAGTATAAAGAGAAGCTATAGCTGCTCCGATCAGCCGCTTGGAAACATTGAGACAGGTTTCAGGCTTTTTGATTCTCCACGTGTCTGCCAGTCAAACGCATGCGTTAGCTCTGCCGATTCGAAGATTCCGAAGCACAAGGTGATTTAAATTTTACGATAAAGGAGATCTAAATTGGAAAGCAGAATGACACTGTACAGGGTTCTGTAAGAGCTAGGAGACGTGGTGGATCTATCACCCATGGTTGATATATCTGAGTACAAAAAGCAAGTCATGCCTATGAGAGCCAGATAAGCCAGGCGGTAACCCCTATCCATTTCAAGACCTCCGTTATAAATAAGCTACGCACAAGGAGGTTATCTAAATGTCAATAATACCACCGCGCAATTTCCTGCCGGGAACGCTTACCAGGTTTGGTGTACCGTCAGGAACAGGAGGCTCCCCCGGCCAGCTCCTGATGCCCAAGATCAAGCATCGGTTTAGGGTTGAAGTAACCAATTTCGGATCGCCACAGCGCACCACCGATTTTACGCGGCAAGTGGCGACGGCAGGTAGACCGCAGCTACAGCATAACAACACGCCGCTGCATAGCTACAACAACATCGCCTACTACGCCAACAAGCCAGAATGGCAGCCGATAGAAATATCCCTTAGGGACGACATCAACAACGGCGTGTCGGCCTTGGTTAGCAGCCAGCTACAAAAGCAGATGAACCATTTCACGCAGAGTGCCGCAAGGGCACACTATGATTACAAGTTCCTTCTTAGGATGCAGACCCTTGACGGTAGCATGGAATATCCGAGAAACGTCATCGAGGAGTGGGTGCTGGAAGGCTGCTTCATTGACCAGGTACAGTACGATCAAATGGACTATTCCAGCTCTGATCCTGTGATGATCACCCTAACGATACGCTACGACAACGCAACGCAGGGTAACGAATCACTAGTTGGCGCGGTTAACTCGATATTTCAGGCCATCATCTAACTAGCCTAGTCCTCCGTGCTTAGGAAGCGGCGCCAGGCGCCGCTTTCTTTTTGGCTAAATATTTGCATGCCTAATTTCTTGAGATCGCCGCGGATTGCGTCAAGGGTGTTCGGATTGGATACTCCAGGGCAGTTGGTGCGCCGCGTTCCTCGCATGAAATTCATGTTCTATGCGCAGTTTGTTTTGTCAGCTAGCGCGAGATTGATGATTGGCAATCCAAACGCTACCCTTGATGGATATCAGGATCCCCGTGCGATTTCATTCAAGGTTCGCCAGATAGATAAACCAAAGGTCACCCTTACGACCGCTGATCTTAATCAATACAACAAGAAGAAGGTCGTGTACACGAAGCTAGAATATTCGGAGGCGTCGATGCGATTGTTCGATGCGGTCGACGACTCGGTGTTGGCAATCTGGGTGGACTACTTCACATACTACTTTGGTGATAGCAGAATCAAAACAACGCAAGAATACAAGCAGTCTCCCGTCAATGCTAGTCTGTTAGACGGTACCGGCTGGGGATTTCGCCCCCTTGACGAGGAAACCCAGTTCTTCGATCGCATAACGGTTTATGGTTTTTACGCCAACACATACACTAGATTCAGCTACATTAACCCTCGCATTACGTCGATCGACTGGCAAAACAGGGAGTATGCCAGCGAGGACCCGGAGGAAGTACTGGTAAACTTCAAATACGAGGCGATAGAGTACGAGAGATTTGCACAGCCATACCAGGCCATAGATTCCATATTTGGATGGAACCGCAGCGACGCAAGGAATCTACCCGAACCGGAAGGACCGCAGTACAAGGCCAGCCAGCCCCGCATCTTTAATGAGCCCAGCTCGCAATCACAGGTGCAACCGGCGCCTGTCGCTCCGAATGACGGACCTGCCGACGATATTGTTCTCGAGATCGACAAGGACGAATGGTATAATCGGAGGACCAACGCGGCCTTTCCTACCATGGTTTACAACGAATCAGATATAGCCGAACGGGATACCAGAAATGACGAGCTCCGAGCACGTGGCAGGAGATTGTCAGAGCGCATCTGGGGCGGCGATCGCCCAAGTCTACGCCAAGTATCATCCAGTGATCCGCAACAGGGAGCATCTCAGATCAGCGCCTATGGACCAACATCCGGTGCAACACCACCTCCCCTTACACCGGCGCAGGAACAGGCCATCAATGCCGAAAGAGCGGTACAGGGAAGGCAAGCAGCGGTACGGGCAGGATTTATCAGCCCCACTGACACCACCACCCAGGTCGTGCCCACCATTGATGCAGGAATAGTCACCTCTGTTAACATCGGCGGACAGAACCAAGCCGTGCCGTTAACACAAACGGAGCAAAGCACCCTGAGGCGAGCATCAGGGCTTTTCGGCCGTTCGTCTGATTTCTAACCCAGGCATGATGCAAGATGATCAACTACACTGAACAAACCGTACAACAACAGCTAGCCAACCGGAGCGGACAGATCTCTATCCGCCAAGAAAACGGCGGCTGGCAGTTCGTTGATGAGCTGACGGGGAAACCAATATCGTCGTTGAACGCGGCCTCGTCGGTTCTTTCGAACCCACAGAAGCCGAACGATCCAAAGATAAAAGCCAAGGCCCTCGACATAGCTCGGGGTTTATATGGCAACAGGCAGGTTCCCGCGGAGATACTGGAAACCATAGCAACCGTGGCAGCATATGTCTCCGCCGCTCGCAACGTCCCTGTTACGACCCTTTTCACCCCAAACGGTGTATCAATTGATCTAATAGAGGCATACAACGCCCTTAAATCAAAAACCTCACAGGTGGGACTATTCCTTCCCAGCACCATGCCTAGTTGGGCTAACAATCCTACGCTTCGGGGTAGCGTATCAGCAGCACTGACGGACTCAAAATGAGCAAGTATAGCCAGGACTGGTTCGTCCCGAAGAACCCCCAGAAGCTGATCGGAAAGCAAAAGATCATGTATAGATCGAGCTGGGAGCTTACCGTGATGAACCTGCTGGATCAGCATCCAAACGTCATCAACTGGGCTAGCGAAAGCATCAGCATCCCGTACCAAAATCCGTTAACCGGCAAATGGACCCAGTACATACCTGATTTCATGATCCTTTACCAGGACAAGTCCGGCAAGAGGCGTGCCGAGGTCGTGGAGGTCAAACCCGCCAAGGAAGCGATGGCCGAGGTCGCCAAGAGCAAGCGCGACAAGGCCGCATTGCTGGTTAATACGGCCAAATGGGCAGCAGCGATGGCCTTTTGCAAAAAACACGGCATGGCTTTCAGGGTCCTCACCGAAAATGATTTATATATACGCAAGGGTAACCAACTGAAAAAGAATCGATAAAATGACAGGTCAGTTTGATAAGCTACAAGAGATATTCGATCTACCGGAGATGACATCCTCCCAGGAGGTCATGGCAAGCCCGGATGACGTTGCCACGGCCCTAGCCAATGCGGAGGAGATCGAAAAGGAGTTCGATAAGATCGATCATTTTGACCAGCATGACGAAGAAATGGACGAGCTGGCCGGATTGGCGATCCAGGCCCACAAGGATCTACAGCAGCTAGGCATGAACGTCGAGGTCAAGCATGCTGGAGAGATATTTTCAAGCAGCAGCGCCATGCTAAAGATAGCCGTAGATGCCAAGAATAACAAGGTGGACAAAAAGCTCAAGCTCCTCAAGCTACAGCTGGAAAAGATGAGAATGGACAAGGCCAACGGAGGCGGAGACCCAAACACTCTTGAGGGCACCGCTGTCGCCATAGATAGAAATGAACTGTTAAAACAGCTTCGGCAAATCAGCGGCGGAGATAAATAATCCACATAGGAGCCGTTTCATAATGAAAAACCTCAAGGAATATCTAGCAGAGGGCAAGAAGACATACGGTTTTGTAGTCAAGTTCGCCGTTAAGCCGACCAACGAACAGGTTGCCGCCATGGAGACATGGCTGAAGCGATATGATCTCTCTGAATTCACAGAACCAACACATCTTGTAAGCGATCATCTGGACTTCATCGACATACCTAACAAGGAGGTCCACATGATGAGGGTGGTGCTCGGCATGCCGATCAGCCAATACATCCTCCTACAAGATCTCCGATCGGTGATCAACCTGGCCGAAAAGCTCATGGTGGTCAGGAGCGACAACGAGCCGGTAGAAAGATACGCGCATCTTGACGCGCTAGAGCGCCAGATCGATGCCAAGGCCAAGGCAGACGGCGAGGTCCAAGCGGCAAGATTGAGCACCGATAGGGAATATCTGAAGGCAGAGCAGCCCGGAGCGAACAATCTGTTCGGTGACGAATACAACAGAAAGCTTCTTAGCTATCTAGCAGGTGTCAAGGACACACGGCCCACCATGCACGTTGACCCGCCCGCACCGCTTTTCAGCTGGATACAAATGGAAGACGTTGCACCGGGAGAACCGCATCAGGATCTGAGCGACTTCAACGCCCACATCGGCGGGGTTAAACCGGCGACATCTGGCGGCGATGACCCACCGATCCAGGAGAAAAACACAACCAACACCGGCACCATGTCCGACGATACGGTCCCAACGGTCAAGTTCCTTAAGAACGCAAAGACCGGCAAGGCAAGGCAAGAGGTGCTCAAGCCAGGAGATATCGACTAATGGACAGGCATTATGAGCTAAAGGTAACCAGCGACACCACCAACATAGACGTCAGCAGCGTTGATGCTGACGAGGTGGCACGCATCGTTCAACTGGCAGGGCTTGCTGCACAGAACGTGCCTGCCGTGCCGCTGGCACCCCCGTCAGGGATGGGACCAGTTTCGGAACCAAACGCTGTGCCCCAGATGGACGTGGAGCTAAGTGAGGAAATGCCGTGTTCGGTGTGCGGCAGCGCGGATCATCCAACGCATGCATGCCCGCAGTCCCAAGCAGATCTCACCGAGATGCAGGCCGAGCATGACTATGGGCATGTCGAGGTGGACGACGAGGGACACCCGGTTAACGTAAAGGATTATACCTACAAGACAACCGTAAGTCCGCAGCGCATGGTAAAGGGCATGTCAGGTGATAACCCCTTGGTAGCTGAGCTGCACGAACACCTGGTGACCGAATACAAGCGCTTCCTGGAAGAGTCCAACGAAAACGATGGCTCCCTAAGCCCCTTGAGCACACCGGATAGGCAGGAGTTCGATATCGATCCATTTGCGGGAGAAACACCTGTGGATGACGGTAGCCATAGTCCAATGAGCACGATCATAAGGCAACCCGCGTTAAAGTAACCGGCGTTGCATGCTGATATCCAAGTCCAGGCCAGTGCTGCTACAAGTGATCTATTACATGCCAGCACATCCATTGATCCTGCAGGAATTCACATGGGGCTACGAGGATAAGATACCCGATCTAGTTAGGACACACAGCTTTCTCAGGCATTGGCATTCAAATATACAGGCGGTCATATCTGAAGTTCTCATAAGTATCGACAACGAGAGCCGCTCGTCGTGGCGCTCGGTTGATCATTTTTTAAGCTTAAACGAGACAATATGGCCAAAAACAACACAGATTTTCAAAAGCTAAAACCGGCCAATCAGCCCACGCCGTACACGGCCGAACAGCTACAGGAATTCGTTAGGTGTGCGAACGATCCACTGTACTTCATGGAAAAGTACATGTTTATCCAGCACCCCACCAAGGGCAAGATACCATTCGAGGCCTACGAGTTTCAAAAAGAACTGGTAGAAACGTACTGGAAGTACCGCAACACCATAGCGATGATACCACGCCAGAGCGGCAAGACGACGACCGCCGCGGGCTTTCTGCTCTGGTATGCATCATTTAATCCGGATGTTACGGTCCTGATCGCTGCCAACAAGTTCAAGGCGGCCAACGAGATCATGCAGAGGGTCAAGTACGCCTACGAGGAGTTGCCAAATCATATCCGACCCGGCGTTGTCGAATACAATGTCACTAGCATACGATTCGATAATGGGTCGAGGATAATAGCCACCACAACGACCCCGGATTCCGGGCGCGGTCTGTCGATAAGCTTGCTGTATTGCGACGAGTTCGCGTTCGTTAAGCCCCGGATGGCCGTTGAGTTTTGGTCAGCAATGGCACCAACGCTGGCGACCGGCGGTAAGTGCATAATAACCTCCACTCCCGCTAGCGATGAGGACATGTTTGCGCAAATATGGACCATGGCCGCACCTGCGACCGACGATGAGGGGAACGAAATCCCCGGTGGCATCGGGAAGAACGAATTCAAGAGGTTCAGCGCGCATTATAGCCAGGTTCCGGGCAGGACCGACGAGTGGGCGGCCAAGGAAAGGGCCAAGATAGGCGACGACAAGTTTCGCAGGGAGTATGAGTGCGAGTTTGCCGGAGAGGAAAGCACCCTCATATCAAGCCTAGCATTGCAATCATTGAAGAGCATTGATCCACTGTACAAAACCGGCGACGTAAGATGGTACGATAGGATAACACCAGATCGCACGTACCTGGTGAGCCTCGATCCCTCGGCGGGTGTTGGCAAGGACCATTCATGCATAGAAGTCTTCAGCCTGCCGGACATGATGCAGGTAGCAGAGTGGAACAGCAACAAGACCAGCATACCAAATCAGGTTCGGTTGCTGCAAACGGTCATAAACACAATACACACCGAGATCAAAAAGCAGGGATTCAAGGGAGAACCCGAGATCTATTACACCCTGGAAAACAACTCGTGGGGAGAAGCAGCGTTGCTATCCGTGAGCGACATAGGAGAGGAAAACTTCAACGGACAGTTTCTGCATGAACCACGCAAGCCGGGGACGGTGAGGCTAAGGAAAGGTCTCAACACCAACGCGAGATCAAAGGCAACGGCATGCGCTAAGCTAAAGAGCCTCATTGAAAGCCATAAGCTCAAGGTGCAGAGCAAGCTCCTAACAAAGCAGCTCAAGTTCTTCGTATCAAAGGGAGATAGCTTCGCGGCCAAGCAGGGAGAGAACGACGACTGTGTCATGAGCACCATACTTTGCATCAGAATGATGCAAATGGTGACCAACTGGGACGACAAGGTCGGCGAAATGATGAAAGACGTGTTTGACGAGACCGATTCGTCCTTCCGTGATCCCTTGCCTTTCTCCATTATGATAAGCTAAATATAGGGCATATCTCCGGAGTTCTAATCCATGGGCTACAATTGGAAAATCATTAGGAAAAAGATCTATGGAATCCTCATGGCGCCCGGCCGTGGAATGCAAACGATGGCGATGTACGACGAAAACGGGAACGAAAGCTATGATCCGTCCGACAGCAACAGGTTCTTCGTGACCTTCAAGAGTTCTGATCCGGAGCTAGAGAGCTACACGATCCTTGTTGCCGTCCGCGATCGCGGCCAGAGCAGCTCTATCGACGTCAAGACTCCGTTGATATCCAACGATGCCGACTTTGATACGGTTCTCAATTTGGTCAACTACATGAAACACGCGGTTGGCCGCAGGGAAGGCATCTCAATAAACTGGCATGATTTCGACAAGGCCATAGATCCCAAGGAGGAGGCCGTGAACAACATCAGTGAAAGCAAGGACATTGGCAAGTTTTCAGGCACCGTCAAAAGCTCATATCAAAGAGTAGGCGACGCGAGGCTCATCATACGGCATACCGAACCCGTAAGCGAGGATAAGAGAGGATCTCGAACGAGACACATCAGGGCCATTTTCATAGAAAACAAAGCAGGCGAACGGTTTGCATATCCTTTCCTGCACCTCGCAGGAGCAAGGGCATTCGCGCGCCACGTGAGCAACGGTGGCAAGAACGGTGATAACATCGCCGCAAGGCTTTACTCCCTTAGCGAGGATTACGCAAGCCTAAGAAGGGCTACAAAGCTATTGAAAAAGCACGAGGAATTAATGGAGAATTGCCACCAAATACGGGAAGCAATGCACGGCATCAATAGGAAACTCAAATCCCTCCATGGTCCGAAGGGATATAGACAGTCCAGCCAGGACCTACTGTCGGAAAACATAATGGAGGACGCATCCATGGTAACCGAGATGCACATGTCCCTGGCCAGCAAGTGTGGTTGCGATCCGTCCTCACAGGAGCATGCTGACCTCGGTGTTGCTGCGAAATACATCACCGGCATGCCACGCATGACCGACCCAATGGTCTTCGCATGGCACTTTCGTCCAGACATGACCGCCGTAGATCATGATGATCCCAAAGAAAGGATGTATCAACAGATCATGTCACTGGCAAGGGCTTGCGCAAACAGGGTAACAGCCCAAAAGCTTGGAAACATCGCATCTGGTCTTGCGGCAGGGACGGCACCAAGCCACCGTGATGTGGACTTGATCAAGCAGGCCCTAGCCAGTGGTCTTTCGTATATTCCCCAAGAAAAGCCAATTCTGGAGGAATCAGAGCTGATGGACTTCTTGCAGGAGTTTGACCCGGACTCGATTTTTGGCAAGCGATAAGTGACGGCGGGATATTGATTATCCCGGCCTTTCAGGTATAAATAGTGTCGTTAGCTGGAGAGCAGAATGATGCGATCCGGCT